GACGTCATGCTGGGAGCGGTGGAACGCCGCTTCGGCAACGAGCTTCCGGCGTCTCCAGTAGAGTGGCTGACGGATAATGGTTCATGCTACCGGGCTAATGAAACACGGCAGTTTGCCCGGATGTTGGGGCTTGAACCGAAGAACACGGCGGTGCGGAGTCCGGAGAGTAACGGCATAGCAGAGAGCTTCGTGAAAACGATAAAGCGTGACTACATCAGTATCATGCCTAAACCAGACGGGTTAACGGCAGCAAAGAACCTTGCAGAGGCGTTCGAGCATTATAACGAATGGCATCCGCATAGTGCACTGGGTTATCGCTCGCCACGGGAATATCTGCGGCAGCAGGCCAGTAATGGGTTAAGTGATAACAGGTGTCTGGAAATATAGGGGCAAATCCACTTGGCAATCTGTCCGTTATATACCGGATATCCAGCAGCATTAATGATGATTGGTTGCGGAACAGGAACGTGAGAGCCGTCTTCGTTCTCCACATAAACCTGAATCTGGTTTTCAGGATTTACCGGGTCAGTGTCAATTTTACCGATATAAATTTTGCCATTAGCTACGGCTTTAAAAGAACGCGCCATAGTGAAGAGTTGCGAAGGCATGCTTACCACAACATTTGCGGTGATATCTGACATTTCATTGCTCCAGACGAATGATATGATGCAACCATGAAGAGATTGCATACCGAAATGGTACTATTGAGTATTTATCCAGTAGGTTACGATGCCATTCCACCCAACTGGTGAGGCATCAAGGATGTACAGCAAATACGACGAGGCACAGTTTCACTTGAGACTTCCGCATGAACTCCACGCGAAAATTAAACAGTGTGCGAAGATGAATAACAGGTCGCTGAACTCAGAGATAATTGCAGCGATTGAAGAATCATTGGCTAAACAAAGCTCTGCATCAGTTTACATTGACGATGCAGAGCGTATGGCAGAACAACAATCTGATATGGTTAAGAAAATTGTCTTTGATACGCTCAAGGAGCTATATAAAAAAGACAGCAGATAACCATCCGTTACGGAGGATTTATGCACAGAGATATGATGAATATTGCGTTCTACATATTTGGTTTTTGCACGTTCCTGGTGTTTGCAAAGCTATTCTGACAACGCATCAGACTTAGCCCCCTGCGTCAGGGCGTTAATGGCCTTTTGCGCCTGCTGCATGGCTTTCTCAAACGCTGTTGATCCGCGTGGGGTGTTTGCCATTCGGAGCATTGCATTTCTGAATGGCTCGCTCTCATAGGCGCGAGTAAGAAGTCCGTAGCTTACCGCTGCGCCAGTTGTCGCCGGGTTCATTGCCGTCCCATACCCGATAATGAACGGGATAGTTTGCTGCCCTGTAGGTGTTGTTACTGCCGCTTTTGCAGCCTGCTGCGTGGATTGCAGGTAGTTTTTTAATCCTTTCAGATAAGCAGCGTCCTGCCCCTTAAATGTGATGCCAGTCTGGTTTTGCAGGATGTTAAGCTGCCGAAGGAACTGGTCAGGGGATCCGCCAGATTTCTCCATCGCCTTTCCAATGATGCCATTGCGCATTTGCGCCCTACCAACACGACCAACTGAGTTATACAGCGTCTTAATTTCCGATTTGTTCTTGCTGAATAGCATGTTGTTGACAACTTCCGGCGTCAGGTCGCCTTTCATGAGAACATTCTTCATCCTGGTATTCTTTAGTTTCGCCGCTTCGTCAGCGTAGACGGCATTGGCCTGCTGATATTTACGGAGAGTATCGTTGCCAAGATTCTGACCAATGGCACCATTGATATCGTCTGTCATCGCCTTGTAAACGCGCTGAATGGCAGCATCGGAACGGTTTGGTAACACTGGTCGTTCCCCCTTCACGTCCATTCTGAACTGGCTGCGCAGATCGCTTAATTGCTTCAAATCCAGATTTACCGGACCATCAGGACTAGCATTGCGAACAAGCTCATCACGATAGGACTGAAGTTTTGAAATAGTCTCGTTATCAGCAACCTTACCAAGCTTCTGCAGGTTAGATATTTCTGTATCAATCTGCTGAATTGCTCGCGCAGGCTGAATGTTTACTCCAGCCATAGCATTCTGAACCTGCTCCAGTCGATTACCGGCGGCACGACGAATTCCTGATGTTTTCGCTTTAAGGCTGTCAATAACAACAGCTGGATCATACTCACCGAATTTATCAGCAAATCTCTGCACCAACTGGCTTCTCGCTTCCTGTTGCGTTGCTCTCATTCCGCTTGTGCCAGCCAGGGGGATATTTTCTGCTGTAGTCTGCGCCATTTTTCCGACGCGGGAAGTTGGTTGTAACAGGTCTGTGGTGTGCAGAGGAACTCCTTCACGCTCTGCAAATCTGATAGCCTGCTGCGCTTCTGGCGCGATAGCACCACGAACGCCACGATAAGCAGCACCTAATCCACGTCCAGCAGCGTTAATAGCACCGCCAGCAAGTACACCAACGCCTAAATCGGTGGCGAGTGCTTCCGCATCATCTTTCGCACTATTTGCAGCAAGTGATCCAACTGCGTTTTCTGCTAGAAGGCGAGTTGCCCCCTGAGCAATTCGACCAGCAAGTGTTGGTGCCTGTACCGCCGCTCTCTCAACGCCAGCAGGAGTGAGGTAAGGCAATGCTTCAGCAAATACCCTTCCCTCTGTCGTTTGTGGAGTCAGCGCGCCTTGCTGAAGGCCAAAGTCCTGCTCTAATCCCTGCGTTGTTACTCGTGGCGCTGGTTGATATGTACCATCGCCAATGCCGAGTTTACCGCCAGCCCAAGCCGCCGCGCTTGTTACAGCATCGGCAACTGATGCAGGTATATTTGCCACGTTCACGCCAGCCTGCACCAGTCCGCGACCAGTCTCTTTTACTGCTTCGCCAAGATCAGACATAAATCCACTTTGCTGTGGTTGTTGCTGTGCTACTGGTTGCTGTGTCTCCACTGGCTGTACAGATGGCAATGGATAGGCAGCATAGAAAGCTTGCTTAGCCTGCTCTGCATTTTCTCCGGCTTGCGGGGCCACGACTTCATTGAAGTATTGCTCCTGAGCTTGCGCTTTTTGTTCTGGTGCTAACGCCTGATACTGTGGAGAGGCGATAACATCTTTCCATGCTTTAGCCATTAATCACCCCATAGTGAAGAAAAATTACTGCCAGTAGTAGGTTGTTGCGCTGGCGTATTCTGTACTGGCTCCTGATAATCAAACTGTTTTTTAACAGTGCTCAACTTGCTTTCAAGCTGATTTCTAATCTTTCCGATAGAGTCACGAAAAGCCTTTTCACTCATTTTGGGGCTTAGGGCACCAACCGCATCGGATAATTTTTTACCCTCAGCATCTGAAAGAGCACCCATACCCTTCAGGGACTGCACCATAGGAAGGAATGTTTGAGCTTTAAAGGTGTCGAGCCTTGCTTCAAAGTTAGCCGCATCAGAGCCAGGAACTGTCGGAAACGCTGAGCGAATTCCTACTGCTTTTGAAAGGCCGGGGCTTTGCTCTATCTCGTTGAGAGAATCAAGCGCGGTGCTGAACGTATCAACTGCACCCTGAGCGGCGGCCTGCCTGTCAGCGCGGGCTATGTCAGCCTTTTGCCGAACATCTGCCTGTTTCTGTTTTAGCTCTTCAAGCTTTAACTGATTGCTTTCTCTGGCTATCTGTCTGTCCAGAGCCTTTTCTTGTAATTCTGCTCTTTGTATTTCTCGGGAAAGAGCAGCATTCTGTGCGCTGATGTTCTGTCCACGTATCTGGATGTCCTGACCTCGAGCTGTTAGTGCTTCACCTGCCTGATTGCTGCGGATTGTCTCTGCCAGCCTGCCTCGGTCAATTTCACGACCAGCCATCTTGTCCTGAACATTGAAGTAATCAATCGGACCAAGCGCAGCCATTCCAAGGTGATCAACAAACTCACCAAATCCTGAAGGATTCTGCTGATACATCTGAGCAACGTTATTAGGGTCAACACCGACGCGATTCAGTTCCTTGGCGTTGTTTTGCAGCCATGATTGCATTGCTTCTGGAGACGATGACGCAAGGCGTGCGCCAGCCGCTAAGGTGCCGATAGAATTACGCTGGTCTTCATCAATGAATCCCATGCCTTTACGAACGGATTCAATCTGGTCTGGATATTGAGTAGCCAACTGACGCAAAGCACCGCGATCACCAGACGCATAAGCATTAGCGTACGCCTGCTGAAATTCTTTCTGCCGCTGAGCCTGCTTTTCCTGCTGAAACACCCCTGCAATACCTGAAAGGCCTTGCAAAGCAGTCAGCCCAACATTGTTAGCGCCTGAACGCTCAATATCATTGTTCTGCCTGATAAGCTGAAGCGTATTGCCGATGTCATTTACGCTCGGAGCGTTTGAGTTGACGCCGCCGATACCAGCCAACAATCCGCCGTTTGTTCCTTGCCAAGTAGCCATGATTACCCCTTAAAACAACGAGCCAAGCAATCCGATACCAGCACCAATGCCAGCGCCCCAAGGCGTTGATGTTCCCAAAAGGCTGGCAAGACCTGCACCGGCAATCGCACCGGACGTTCCGCCGCTAATTGCTGTCTGAAGACTTGATGGTTTGTTGGCATTAGCAGCGGCAAGAGCTGCGCTTTGCTGTGCAATGCTGCTCATGTTGTTGGCGTACGTCTGCCCGGCGTTTGCCTGACCTTGCAGAGCACCAAGCCCAACGTTTGCCAGATTGTTGTAATTGCTCATCTGGTTTGATAACCAAGACTGACCGAGAGTCGGCGCGATCGTAGCCAGTTGATTGCTTGTGGCTGTCGAACCAAGTCCACCCGTCGCCTCCGCAGCAGCAAGACTCTGGTAACGCGCCTGACCTGCAAGGTCTTTATACTGCTGAGAGTTGTAATACTGATTAAGTGCCTGCCCCTGACCTTCTAAACTGGAAAGATTCTGCAACTGGTTAACATACTGCTCCGCAAGAGGCGTGAACGGAGCAAGGTTTTTCATGATCGTCTGCCACTGCTGATTTTGCAGGTCTGCTGCATACTTCTGAGCTTCTGCGGCATACTTTGCGCTTTTATCAGAACTGCCACCTTTCCCACCCTTTTCAGGGCAATAAGGTTCCTCGCCGCGCAGTTTTCTGCCCAGCTTAAATGCATATAACATGGCTATCTCCCGTGATTCAGGAAGTCGATTAGTTCTTCGCGTGTTGCGCTGTAAAAAGTCACATCATCCACGCCTTTGAAGTATTTCTTGATGGTTCCTACTCGCTTAAGACCAATCATTGCGCAGTACATCTGACCGTGGCGGAATTTGCGCGCAGCGAACGATGTGACGCACTGAACGGTGGTGTTAGTCAGAATGTATCGCCAGAACGCCAGCCCGATTTCCTTGCTGAATCCACGAACCTCTGGCAGGTACATGGCGTGGCAATCGAATGTCAGCGGCTGGATCTCCTGATAGTAAACAATGCCGCCGAACTGCCCGTGCACGTTCACCTCAAAGTAACGGCATTCAGGCTTGTAGTCGTATCCATCACCGTTGTTGCTCCCGGCGATAATGTCGGGGTGATTTCCCACGGCTTCTATCAGGTCGATGTTTCGCGTTGGTTTGAACTGAATCATCACTGCTCCGCGATTATCTTGATGGTTGTGGCAGTAAACGCCGCACCATTCGACTGAATGGTTAACGTACTGCCATTTGTGGCAAGAAATCCGTCTTTATCCACGCTGAAGAATGTAGCTAACAGGATGTTGTCGGTTGTTGTCGCCGCATTACGACTGCTGACCAGCGTATCAGGAACAGAGCCGGAAAAGGTTAGCTGCATTGACCTGTTGGCGGTTCCGCTGGGCCACGTCCCGACGATCGACAGCTTGAAGAACAAGGTTTTGTTCTCGTTGAACACAACCATCTTGTTGTTAACAGTGTCGAAGAATGGTGCCAACGTCCCGGATGACGGCGTGAGCGTTTTCAGCAGGCTAACAAGGTTGGTCGGCGCTGTCGGGATGGTTACAGATACGCCAGAGTAAACAACCTCTGACTTTTTGCGAGTAGTGGCATACTCCAGAGCATCAATGCGCGTTTCATGGTCTGAAAGCGTGTTTTGAATGGCGATAACTTCATCAGTCAGATAATCAATATCGTTTTCTGCTGTCGTTAATCGGGAATCAAGGCCGACTATCGCCGATTCTGCGTTAGTGATCCTTGTTTCGTGGTCCTGAATCTTCGCTTCAGCTGATGCCAGTCGAATTTCGTGATCGACCAGAATCACATCCTGCTCATCGTTCCTGACTTGTGCGTCATAAGCGCCCTGCCCTGCTTCGTTGGCCTTGTTCGCCACGTTACCAACATCAGTACCCTGTGCAATAACGTACAGCAGATATGACTGCGAGAAGATATTGCGTGGAAGGACTGATGTATCGAGCCGCGTAGCCTGGATGATTACCGGCACATTGAGATTCGAATCCGCCATTACTCAATCCTTATCTGGCAGCCTGACAGAGTGACAGGTGACTTCGTGATAACGCGCAATTTGAAACCGACATTTTTCCTGATGCGCCCTACTCGCTTCCACAAAACGCGTTTGTCGTAAACGAACGGTTCATTCTGCTCAATCATCTGCTCACGCCCGTAATTGATGCCGTCAGTGGTTGCAGAGAGGAACAGGCGGTCAGCGTACTGCGCAACGCCAGTTGAAGATTCAACCTCAAGGTCGAACACCCGGGCGTTATCCGCTTTGAACAACGGAGTAAACAGCAGGTGTTCCTGCTGCTTGTCGTACTGGCTGCTGATATCGAACTGCAATTTCCCGGTCACGGATTCCAGCTTATCGCCGCACGTTATCTGATTGCCTTCGTAAATGAAGTCGATAGCGCGGTACACATCGTCATACAAGCCAGTTTTCAACACACACCATTGCGGACCATTGGCGCTTGAAGATGCGTCGTACACGAGAACATGGCGCGGAAGGTGGATAATCAGCAACTCATGAGCATCAAATCGCAGAGACTCCATCACACCCTCAGCCAGTTCATCAGCAGTGTAGGAGCGGAGAATTTTCTCAATGCTCGCGCTGGCGATTGGTGATACCTGACCGGAGCCGATGATGTATACAGACGGCGCACCTGTTGCCGGATTGCTGATGAACGCATAGGAATCAGCGAATGGAGTTTTACAGTAGGTTCCGGCAATACCTTTCTGCACCATCAGCGATGGCTGTGCAACATACAAAGCGGCACCAACGGTGGTTGCGCCAGTAAGGGAGAAATATTCAATAGTCGATGAACCAAAGCAGACGATGAAGTCTCGCCATGTGCCGATGCCGATGATGCCGTCAGGCTGCGATTCTGCGCGATATTGTGCGCTGTATCGGTCAGGATGTGATTCGTCTTCAAGGTCAGTGATAAACCATGAATCAGTGCCGTCTTTTGACCACGCATAACGCCCACGTAAGCGCGTAATGTCGCGTACTGAGCCTAACTCATACTGCGTGAATCCGCTGTCTGTAGGCCAGTTTGAGACGGTTTTAACCGTGCCATCATAGCGATACTCGACCAGTTGACCATTAACGCCTACCGCCTGTGATGTCCGACCATGCGCCATTGATACGCGACCACTTCCGGCAACATCACCGACTTCACTTTCGCCTTTGTACAGCTTGCCACCACACACGCGATAAACAGCATTCTGCGCCATGTTGTACTCGACACCGCGCGATACACCGTTCACATCAGAACGTTTGGCAATGCCCGGGAATGAGCGAAGATATCCGCTGCTGTTCAGGATTTCTTTGGGTGTAGCCAGCATATTCACTGGCAGATAGTCGATATAGTCGGCGTTTCGAAAGTCTTTGCCGACACCTTTCATAAGCGGAAGTTGCTGAATAGGCATTTATTCACCTATGCGTTTGGGATATCGCCATCAATCAGAGGGAGATCGCCTGGATAATATCGGTCAGATGTGAACACGTCATATTTATTACCCTGCCCTACAGGAAAATCTCCACGTCGTCGCATTGAAGGAACAACCAGAGTGTCGGTCATCAAGGCATCATATGAGCGTTGGGCGTTACTGAGAACTTGCGGAGTTGGTTCAAGGCTGTAATCAGATAGCATTCTCAGCAATAACTGATAGCCTACTGCGTGTTTGTATTTTCTTGGAAGACCTGACTCATCATCTGGTAATGGCTGCTCATCTCCAGTTGCGAAAGCGTAACCAATGTCGCCGGGGTTAATCATCCACTCGGACATCATATCTTCCAGATCATTTACACCATCTTCAATTGATTGCGGCTCAACATCAGTCAGCGATGCATTAGAAGCAATAGCAAACTTACGAAGCGCAAAAAGGACGATCTCACCCTTTGTCAGTACTGTTGCCATTGTCTGCCGCCTTACGAGCTCGCTTACTGGTCGGTTTCAATTCATCAACTGAGGCAACAAAGCCCAACTTTTCGAAAAACTGGAAGTCTTTTTCTGCGATAACGGCCTGTACATGCCCGGATTCGTTATCTGCGGCAAGGAATACACTCATGCGATCCATATTGTTTCCTTAAAACATAAAAGGGGCGTAAGCCCCTTGTTATTACGGATTACCGAAGAACTGACCGCCCATGTGAGGGTTAAAGCACACATATGCAGGCAGTAAGTCGAAGCGCATTTTTTGCACGTTGGCATCGCCATCTGCGTATTTATGTACGCGGATGGAGAAACCTTCATATGTTGCAACAGCAGAATCAATACTGTGCAGTTTCGGCAGTGGGATAGAGCCAAGTCCACAGAAGAACTTGTTATAGAACAGGTTTGGCTTCATTGTCTGGCTAGCAGTGCCTACTACAGATACGGCATCGCCTGCCGCTACCTGACGACTTACAGAGTTGTACTGCGGGTTTGTAGTGTCATAAATCGGAACACCAGAAAGCGTAACCGTCACATCGCCACTGCCGTCTGAATCAGCATCAGCAGTAACCGTTGCAGTGAAGCTAATTGGTGTGGCTCCGTTATACAACGCCTGTTTGGTCTGCTGTTGCAGCCAGTAGGTATTGGTGAATTTAACCTGATCACCAGCTTTCAGAAAACCTGTAACGCTGGCTGTCGCTCCGGTCAATGTTACAGTGAACTGGTATGAGTCTTTAACTGCGTTATAGGTAACATTTGGCTGTGTTTTGACTGTCAGTGTTCCGCCAAATGCCCCCTGCGTACGAGAGGCAAGCCCATTAGACATCAGTGCGCGAATGCCGCCAAAATTGGTTGGGATCTGTGCATTCTCCCATGCAGTACGAACCAATTGATCTGAAGCGTGCAAACCAGTCTGCGCATCAGCAAGTCGCTGTGCAGACCATGGATCCATTACAGCATAGTTTTCACCTTCATTAACGCCGAGGTCTTTCAGGAAAGATGCCGTCTGCGCAACATCAGACCATTTGGTGATTGGAGTATTGGGGCTACCAAGTGACAACGCACCGTTATTCATCATGAAGTGAGCAAGCTCTGTTTCAAGGTCGGTAACGATTCGCTGGCGAACCGGCGCGAGAATTTCTTCCAGCTGGTTAAGCTTGATCGCTTCCTCCAGTTGCTGATATTCAACAGCAACAGTGATGTAGTTACCTACACGCCCCGTAGCTTTACCTGAGATCAGGTTGTTTTTATTTTGCCCTGAAATATCACCAGTGGGAGTACGGAGGGATGAGAATTGATGCGGACGTTTAAAGCTAACGCTATCGCCAGTGCTGGAGTTGATTTCACCTGCCAGCAACTGACGGTCTACGGTTTTCGCCAGAACTAAATCTGACATAAAACCCGGAAGGAATTTTTTCAGAACGATTTGACTGACGTTACTGTCGAGATTGTTAGGCATTTATCTTTTCCTTATTCGATTTTTGCGCCGGGGCATAATTTGTTGAATTCGTCTTGTTTCGCATCAGCACCGCCACCACGTACTTCCGGCTCTGGCTTGATGGCTTTCTTTGGTTTTGGAGCAAGGCTTACCTGTTTGCTAATCTGCCCCAAGAGGAATGCTGCGCGAATTGGATCTGTCTCAGCGGCTACACGCTGGCGTAATTGCTGACTCTTACCGAGCCCTTTTCTGGCGGCGGTAACCCATTGTCCTAAAGTGCCTTCAGGAAGAGATAATCGGGAAGCGCCTTCACTGATCGAAAGTTGATTTTCAAGAACCGTTCTGACAGCTTCCGCTTTGAACTCTTTAGAGTAACGTTGGGTTTTTCTGCTCATTATTAGCTCCTTCTGATGCCATTCTATTTCAGGAAGGAGTGTCCGTTAAACTCAGGCTACCTCATCCGTCAGAGCTGCATGATGGCGGCGTGAGAACCTTAGGCATCCCGACAGTGGTGGATAGGCCTATCCAGCAGGCTATAGCTATAGCGCAACATTTAAGCGCCATCGTGGACAAAAGCTTCTCAGACTCTAGGCACGGTTTCCGGCTGGGACGCAACGTATGGCAGGCAGTGCAATAGGCACAGCATTATATACGGGGCAGCAAACGGTGGGTGGTGGATATAAATCTGGAGAAGTTCTTCGACCGTGTGGATCACAGACTCCTGATGACGCGTCTGGCCAGTACGATAAAGGACAGGCGGGTGCTGAGGCTGATACGCCGCTACTTGAAAGAGGAAATAGTCCGGGACGGGCAAAGAGAGAAATGGCAGGAAGGCATGCCGCAGGGCGGCCATTGCTGCATGGTATCAGGACGTCGTAGAGAACAAACTGAAGCAGAAAGTGAATGAGAAGAAGAGCGCGGTGGCGCGCCCGTGGGAGCAGAAGTTCCTCGGGTACAGTATGACATGGCACAAACAGTTGAAGCTGAAAATAGCCCTGACGAGTGTGAACAGGCTGAAGGAGAAAGTGCGCAGTCTGACCACGGGAAACCGGAGCAAATCAGTGAAAGCGACAATCAATGCCCTGACGCCAGTGCTGCGTGAACCTGTTTAAGATTCTGTGTAAATGCCTTTTCTCAGAAGTGACCGTCCTGGCGGTCACCGAACTCGATAATAAAGCGGCTGAACCTGTACATAGATTTGTGTAATCGCCTGATTTTGATATGTTCAATCCAGCATCATATGAAGGTTAATTTATGGATGAAAAACAGTTACAGGCTCTGGCTAACGAACTGGCCAAAAACCTCAAAACCTCTGAAGACCTCAGTCAGTTTGATCGGCTGCTGAAAAAGCTCAGCGTTGAAGCCGCTCTCAATGCTGAGATGACACACCATCTTGGGTATGAGAAAAATCAGCCCAGACTAGGAGCTAACTCCCGCAACGGTTATTCCACAAAGACCGTTATCACAGGCGACGGTCCACTGGAACTGCGTACTCCGCGCGATCGTGACGGTACCTTCGAACCACAACTGGTAAAGAAAAATCAGACCCGTATTACCGGGATGGATAACCAGATCCTCTCGTTGTATGCCAAAGGGATGACCACTCGTGAGATAGCTGCTGCGTTCAAAGAACTGTATGACGCAGATGTTTCACCGGCGCTGACAGCCGAAGCTGGCAGGCTAACTGGCCGAATCTTGCCACGTTCTTCGCTTATCCAACGGACATCCGCAAAGTGATCTATACGACGAATGCCATCGAGTCGCTAAACAGCGTGATCCGCCATGCGATCAAAAAGCGTAAAGTGTTCCCGACAGACGACTCGGTGAAAAAAGTGGTGTGGCTGGCAATCCAGTCTGCGTCCCAGAAATGGACGATTCCGTTGAAGGACTGGCGAATGGCAACGAGCCGCTTGGAACTGTAAATATCACATAGTTTTTGCGCCAAAATACCGAAGACAGGTGTTCTACAGAGAGAAGCGTAGAGCAATAGGCTGTATTTTGAGGAAGCTGTGTGAGTGGAAAAGTGTACAGATTCTGGAAGCTGAATACTGTGCAAATCCCGCCCCAAATGAGCGCATACGGAAGTGTTCTGCGCTGGTTTTGCCGTACTCCTTCATGGGCCGGTTATTCATATCCGTCAGTAAATCCCAAAAACGTACATTCAACGTAAGCATCCGGTGAACTCGCATGGCGCGATCACCGGCGTTATGGCAGGGCGTATTCAGTCCGCCGGATGGCGGTAAGGCAGCAGTTCATCCAGCCGGGACGCCGGCCATGACGGCAGCTTCTCCAGCACATCACGCAGCCAGACTACTGGCTCCAGACCGTTCAGCCTCGCCGTGTGCAGCAGCGTCAGCAGCTCCGCCAGCCGCTCTCCTCCCGCAGCGAACCCGCGAACAGCCATGACTTCCGCCCCTGCGCCACCGGACGCATCATCTACTCACTCCGGTTGTTGTCCAGCGGTACCCGTCCGTCATTCAGGTATGTTTCCAGCGCCGGCCAACGCTTCAGGGCATACGTCACCGCACCGTGCAGCCTGCCACCCGGCGCGCTCGTCTTTTCCGTCGCCCTCAGCCAGCTGTGGAACGCCTCCATCTGCGGCTTCGCGTACCGCCGTCGCCATCGCCATTTCTGCTCTGCCGGACGCTGCCGGATGGTCTGCTCCAGGATATACAGCGCCCGTATCTGTTTCAGCGCCTCCTTCGCCCCCGGACTGCCGTTCATTCTGTACAGCTCCATGAACTTTCTGCGCACGTGCGCCATGCACCCCGCCTCACAGATACCCGGTGCCGCCGGAGGGGCCCCTTCCTGCCCGTCACGGAACAGCGCCCGGTAACCGGCATAACCGTCAGCCACCAGAGTCCCCGACCACCCGCTCAGCATCTCACACGCATACTGCCCCGCACGCCCCGGACGGCAGTCGTACACCACGATGTCCCGGGCACTGCCCGCCGCACTCACGTATGCTCACAGGTACCCTTTCCGGACTTTCCCTTTCCGCGTATCCAGTATCTGCAGCGGCGTCTCGTCCGCCTGCAGCACCGGTTGCCTGAGCAGGTCACGTTTCAGGGCTGCCGCCAGCGGCGACAGCACCGCCGCCGTCGGCCCGAACCAGTCCGTCAGCGTGCTTTCCGGCAACTGTACCCCTTCACGGGCGTATATCTTCTGCTGCCGCTGCAGTGACAGGTGATCCAGCACCTTCGCGGTCACCACCTGCGCCAGCAGACCCGGACCCGGCTGCCCTTTGTCGATGACTGCCGGCGGCAGCACGGCACTGTGCACCGTGTCGCAGCACGGGCAACTGTACTGCGGTCTCACGGTCCGTTTCACCACGAAGTGTGCCGGTACATACTCCAGCACCTCATTCACCTCGTCGCGGATATGTCGCATTTCACTTCCGCAGTCCGGACAGGTGCTACCGGTCTCAGGCATGAGTACGGTTTCCTGTCGCGGCAGGTGTGCCGGCAGGGGGTGACGGGCCGGCTTCTTCCCGGTTTTCTCCTTCACCGGCAGCAGGTCGCTCAGTTGCCGGGTGATATCAGCCTCATCGCTGGCCGCGTCCTCATCTGCCAGTGGTTTCTGGCTGGCCGGGAGGCGCTCGCTTTTACGCCCGAAGCGCCACTGGTGGGCCAGCTTCAGGGCCTCCTCCAGCTCCCGGATACGCTGTTCATATGCGGTTTTTTCTGCCTGCATGGCGGCATTAAGGTCATGGATACGCTGTTCCAGCGTGGTGGTGACGGTATTCAGGTTATGGAGGCGCTGTTCCAGCGTGGTGTTGACGGTATTCAGGTTATGAAGGCGCTGCTCATATTCGCATGCCTGTGCCGTCAGCAGCGCTGTTGCCAGACGGCGCAGTTCATCGGGGTTTTGTGTGGTGTTCAGGATGTCATCTGTCATGCAGCCATGATGACAGAGGCGGGCGGGAACATCCTGATAAGAAGCTGCCCGTATTATGATTCTGGCACAGGAGGTTATTCAGTCCACCTCTGCAGGGGGCTGGCAGAGAGACGCAGCCAGTCAACGCCGGCGGTAAGCCAGGCGAACTGTTCCGCCGTGAGCGACCAGGTGGTGTCGCCGTCGCGGGGCCAGCGGAAGGCGCCCTGGTGCAGGCGGCGGGTGCAGAGCCAGACGCCGTGGCGGTCCCACATCAGGAGTTTCATGCGGGTGCGTTTTTTCCCGGTGAAGAGGAAGGCTTCGCCTTCCCGGGGCGGATGCCCGGCGGCCTGAGTGGCGAGTCGCGTCAGGGAGTCGATGCCGGCGCGTATGTCAGCAGGCTCGCGGACGAGCCAGAGGGAATGAGGGCTCAGCACAGGTTAAGCTCCCGGATGATGGCGGCGATGCCGGCCGGAGAGGCGGTGACGCAGGCGCACTGAAGTTTCAGGGTGGCAGTGTCACTGACGGAGAGGGTGACCGGCAGGATGGCTGGTCTGTTATCAGCCGGAGCGGGGCCACGGGCGTCGTCAGCGGAGAAGGCGCGGCAGAGATGCCAGAAAGTTTTGTTGTTGATGCCGTGTTGCCGGGCATACGCGGTCCGGGACATGCCGCTGACGCGCCAGGCGTCGTAGTGCTGGCGTCGCTGCGCCGGGGTCATTTTTTTGCCATCAGTTTTCTCTCTTTTGCATATAAAGGAAGAACCTGCAGAATGGCGTGGTTCACAACGGCCGGCAATGCGAGTTCACCGGATGCTTACCATTCAACGTCCTGAGTGCATGGAAGGTTTCATTATGGATACGGGCAAGCAGCTATCTTTCAACGGTGAAAACACCGTTTTTTGTGCTTTTGGTTTGCGTGGGTGAACCGGTATGATAACCGTACCATAGTACTCTGCAGGGCCTGGTTACTGTCGTGGATGACAGGAACATAGCGCTGCGCTTCTTAGTTTATCGGGGCTGAGCAGCTTCGGTACGTTGCTCAAGTAGGTCAGGCAGTGGCCGTGAGTATTTAACCATGTCATCATACCCTGACCTTCACACGCTTCAGCGTAGGTATAGTAAGATGCCCCCCCATGGCCACGGAAATTGCCACGCGTATCCCCGGCACAATACCAGAAAATGAAAGAAGCGGAGGGAGGATAGACTTGTTACGCCTTCTGCTCTACATAAAAATTTTCCGGAAGCTGTCAGAAAAGAACTAATGACCTTAGGTACATTCATGGAAACGGTAAAGATTCTCTTACATAACTATTAAATCGACGCTTTATTCTGACGATTATGCGGCGGAAAATCTCTATCGCGTTGCACTCACGTAAACAATTCTCCCTTGCCATGCTGGATATTGATTATCCTCAAGAAAATTAATAATCGTTATAGACATAATTCCGAGGGTAATACACAGAAAAATTTCTCTTCGATGATTTGTGAGCATATTCTCATCAGTGCTTATGTTTTCCTCTATGGTGCCGAAGGATTTATTATTTTGTTTGTCGAAACAGAATTATCACACGCTAAAATCATTCTCGAAAATCTACGTAACAAAATGGCTGGTTTGCGTATCCAAGCCTTAGTCAGTGAAAGGTTTTCGGTCACGGACAATATTGGCGTCGACGAATATGATTTTTATCCTGACTATAACCTATTGATAGAAAGGGAGGGCGTTTTATTACGCCAAAAGTCAGGATCGAAACCGGATAGACGTCTTTCTGCTACTGATGACAAACTGCTGATTTTTCGTCATTGTCACGCGAAACCAGTAGATCCGAACCAAGTATGATATGATAATTCGTCAGATAACTAACGATAAAAGCGAGCGGGAGGCACATGTTAATTCCAGAAATTAAACAGGAAAGGCTCTATCAAAAGATAGCGAATCTTATTATTAAGCTCATCAATGATAATGTCTTTCCGCCAGGTAGTTTTTTACCTCCAGAGCGTGAGCTGGCGAAACAACTGGGAGTTAGTCGTTCATCGCTGAGAGAAGCTCTTATTGTTCTTGAGATATCTGGCTGGATTATTATTCAGTCTGGTAATGGGATTATTGTCAGTGATAATAAACACTCTCCAGTCGATTACACTATCGAAGAAATTCTTTATGTCCGTGATTTAGTTGATAGTCATTGTGCCCGACTTGCAGCACTGGCTAATAATGAAACAATAATTAATAAAATTGAGTTACTCCATTTCCGAATGGAAAATTCCATTCATGAAAATAATGTGGCTGAATTTTATATGCTTGATAAGCAGTTTCATCTGACCATTTCTGAAGCCAGCCATAATAGGGTGTTGTTAGATATGTCACGGATGCTTTGGGAGCAGCGTGTCAATATACCTTATGCTGGGCTGGATAAACGTTCCGGCGATAAGAATGTACTTATCAAACTTAATCAACAGCATAAAGCAATTATTGAGGCGATTCGTGCAGGAAATGCAGACAATGCCTTGCAACGGGCACTGCTACATTTGAAGTATGTGCGAGAAATAATTGGTTATTAACCTTTTCTGCGCTGAATAAATATACCTCCGGTATAGCCGTAATGCCGATCAGTTAAGGATCAGTTGACCGATCCAGTGGCTGTGTAAGAATCCGGAAACGCTCACTCGTTTCCGGATTTTTTATGCACATGGGACAGGCCCTTGATCTGGTATCCCGTTACGATTCTCTGCGTAACCCACTGACTTCTCTGGGGGATTACCTCGACCCCGAACTCATCTCTCGTTGCCTTGCCGAATCAGGTACTGTAACAGCAGGTATGCGAACGCTTTTGCCGTATCCGAGTGACGCGACAGTGTTTTCATCTGAGTCTGTATCCAGTCATACAGTGACTGCATCAGTGGCGCAGCTCTGGCTTTTCTTGCCGCCAGACTCTGTTCTGCTGTACATCCCCGGACTTCTGCCTCGATGGCATACAGTTCACCGATACGCTGCAGGGGTGATATCGGTGGGCACTCTTGCATGCACATTGTAGTGGCACAGTAAATTTGGCCACCTGATTAAAGGTGATATCCTCACCACAACACAAAACAGGTGACTTAATGAACAAGAAAACCAAACGTACTTTCACCCCTGAATTCAGGCTGGAATGTGCACAGCTAATTGTTGATAAGGGCTACTCATATCGACAAGCCAGTGAAGCGATGAATGTCGGTTCTACCACGCTTGAGAGTTGGGTGCGCCAGCTCAGGCGAGAGCGTCAGGGGATTGCGCCCTCCGCCACACCTATTACTCCAGACCAGCAACGTATCCGCGAACTGGAAAAGCAGGTTCGCCGCCTGGAGGAACAAAATACGATATTAAAAAAGGCTACCGCGCTCTTGATGTCCGACTCGCTGAACGGTTCACGATAGTTGCCAGACTGAGTGACAGCCACTCAGTTGTCAGCCTCTGTTCTGCTCTGGAAATACACCGCAGCAGTTACCGGTACTGGCGAAAACGACGCGATACGGTTAATCCGGCGCGAGTCAGGTTGTGCAGCGAAATACGCCGGGCGTGGAACCAAAGTAGGGGCTCTGCGGGGGCGCGCACGCTGGCTGAAATGCTGACCCAAAACGGCGTCCCGATGAGCCGTTACCGTGCCGGGCGTCTGATGAAATATCTGAACCTGAGCAGTTGTCAGCCCGGAAAACATCAGTACAAAAATGCTCGTCAGGAACATACCTGCCTGCCGAATCTGCTTGAGCGCCAGTTCGCTGTGCCCGAGCCAGATAGGGTATGGTGCGGAGATATTACGTATATCTGGGCAGGAAATCGCTGGTGCTATCTGGCGGTCGTCATGGATCTTTTTGCCCGCAGGGTTATCGGCTGGAGCCTGTCATCGAATACCGATACTGCCCTGATAAGCAGTGCCCTGCGGATGGCGTATGAGGTGCGTGGTCAGCCGCGGGACGTCATGTTCCATAGCGACCAGGGAAGTCAATATACAGGACTGAAATATCAACAACTTCTCTGGCGTTACAGGATAAAGCAAAGTGTCAGTCGACGGGGAAACTGCTGGGATAACAGTCCAATGGAACGCTTCTTCCGCAGTCTGAAAACAGAATGGGTGCCGACGGATGGTTACGTAGGCAAGGACGAGGCCCGGCAACAAATTAGCGGTTATATCCTGAATTATTACAATAACGTCAGGCCTCACCATTACAACGGTGGGTTGACGCCGGAAGAATCAGAGAACAGATACCGTATTTACTGTAAAACCGTGGCCAATATTACTTGACCACTACACCTGACCGGTAGCAGACAAGCCCAGTCCTCCTGTAACAATAAAAGGGGTACCAAGTCGCAACCACCGAAATTTCCGGAATGCACAAATTTTGCGCTCGGCAACCTGTACGTAAGACCGCCGTTAACCGGACAGCAAAGAAATAGCTGCCTGGCGCGAAAAATCACTGCCCGTAACGTATCCATAGCTGGTACGAATAAATTCTCACTTACTGCACCATAAACGTACACGTTAAAACCTGCCAAACATGCTTCAAAGATCAACAAATTCGCTGTATCGGAAATTTCGGCGTTTCCAGCGTAGGGGGCAGCTTGGAATTCGGAAATTTTCCCACGCTAAGACTATTTTTTATACAGCAACATTTGCTGTTTCGCTCTAACTCTCAGAATTGTTTGCCGTGTGGTTCGGAGTTACGATAAAGCGACAGTGCAGGATGTGATGTTAGGAGCGATAGAAAAACGCTTTGGCGATAAAGTACCGGAACAGTCCATCCAGTGGCTGACAGATAACGGTTAAGCGTACAGAGCGCATGAAACACGGCAGTTCGCCAGAGAGCTGAATCTGAAGCCCTGCACAACGGCAATCAGTAGCCCTCAGAGTAATGGAATGGCAGAACGGTTCGTGAAAACGATGAAGGAAGACTACATCGCGTTCATGCCGAAACCGAATGTAAAAACGGCATTGCATAACCTTGCAGTGGCGATCGAGCATTACAATGAAAACCATCCGCATAGTGCGTTGGGTTATCGCTCTCCGCGAGAATATCGACGTCAGCGGGTAATGTTAACTTAAGATACAACCCCTGTCTGGAAATAAGGGGGCAAGAACATTAGGAATAATTTATATAAAAAAGGTTGTTGTCTCCATGATTTAAACTTAGTGTATATATATACTCTATAATAAATACAGGAAGTATCACGAGACGTCTGGATACGGTAAATAACTAGGAGAAAGTGGTAAGGTATAATGACACTTGTTTTTAATGGAAATATTATTTCTAATCTGTTCAATATCAATGAAATAAAGTACTGCATGGTTGACAAAAATATGCATCACTAAAGAAAAATAGTATGAATAAGAAAATGCGAATTTCACTATTTCTGGCCAGTGTACTTTATTCTGTACAATCTCATTTTTCTGGTGCACAAACAATACAACTCAATGGTAATGGAATCTCTGAAAGCATAATCAGGAGTATTACAGGTACTGATGGAAACGAGGCGCTAAACATCAGCGTGCCTCCTGAAACCAATTATAATGAAAATATATTATCTGTTGAAAGTAGTGTTAACATCAAAGGAGGAACAAGCAATACATCAATTGGTGGAGCAGGTGTCTACGGTGTAAACTTCACACTAAATAATAATGGTAGTATTTGGGGAGGAGATGGATATAATGGTGGAGTTGCTGTCAGTGGAAACGAAATATTGATAAGAAATTACCGAAATGTATATGGGGGTAATGGTCTTGGTGGCTCAGGAAGTAGCGGAGGTGCAGGGTTAAGCGGGGATGATATTATAGTTGATAATTACAGAAGTATATACGGAGGTGATGATGTAGGTGGGACAGGTGGTTCCGGTGTAACCGGTAGCAATATTACAGTGCATAATTCCGGAGGAATATTGGGCGGTAATGGCGTAAACGGTGGTGATGGTATTAATGGTAGTAATCTTTTCATTACTAACGACAACATGATATCTGGAGGATATGGAATAAAACAAGGGGGAGATGCTATTTCTGGAAATCAAATCACTTTGAATAATAACGGTATTGTTCAGGGGGGATATGGCCCCGACGGTGGTTGCTCTGTTTATGGAGAAGATATCCATATTAATAATCATGGTAATCTTTCAGGATTATATAATAGCCAAAAAGATGCTTATAATACATCAATAATTTTTTCTGGCGGGTATAATTCATTAGATATTTATTCAGATTCTGTGATTAATGGTGATATTAAACTAGCTAGTATACCTGTTAATGGTACAAATGAATTAATTATTAAGAACATCAATAACGCAACAGCAATTAATGGTGGGCTAATGATTGGGAATGGCTCATCTGTTTATCTGTCAGGCAAGAACTCCATTTTTAACGGAAATATAAGTATTGATGAAGACGCATCTATGAACCTGTCTGTAGGAAATGCTAATGTTCACGCAAATACTATTACATTAAAAAGTGATTCATGGCTTAATATAGACACATCAATTAAGAACTGGACTCAGGACTATTACACATTATTGTCGTCAGACACAGGTATCTCGATCGCTGATAATAGTCACATTGTACAATACAATGTATTACTGACAGAAGGTGCTGAAAGTTATGTTTATACGTCTTTAAATGACGACGATAACAAACTGATATCCATGCTGAGATGGAATAATACAAAAGGGATGGGATATGGAACCTTTAATATAGAAAAAGATGCAACTCTGAACATAGGCGTTTCTCTTTCCGATAATCTTTCACCTTTATTATATGATGGCTGGGACGGCAAAAGTCTGACAAAATCAGGTAATGGTACTCTTATACTTTCTGCAACAAACAATTATACAGGAAATACAGAGGTTAAATCTGGCGTATTAATTCTTGCTGCACCTGATGCTCTTGGTCGGACTGAGTATTTATATTTATCCCGTGGCGCAGAACTGGATATGAATGGGTATCCTCAGACAATAAGCAAACTACTGACGGCTGCAGGCTCTGTGCTGAACATTCATGGCGGAAGCCTGATACTGAATAATGGAGGAGAATCTGCAGGTACTATTGCAGGGGATGGTTCTCTGAACATAAATGGGGGAATGCTTGATATAACGGGTAATAATCGTAATTTTTCCGGTGTTTTTACCGTGAATAAGGGGGCTCATTTGGCTGTATCCACGGCTGATAATCTGGGGACAGCCTTTGTTGATAACTATGGCACATTAACTCTGAACAGTACATCAGCATGGCAGCTTACCAACAATATCAGTGGTTATGGTAATGTTCGCAAGACGGGAGCAGGTGCACTGAACATTAGCGATAACGCAAAATGGACCGGGATGACAGATATTATTCAGGGGACAGTGATACTGGGGAACGCAGATTCACCGGTGATGCTCGGCAGTAACCAGGTCATTGTTGAAGAGCAGGGCAAACTCTCCGGGTTTGGGGGCGTTGCAGGAAATCTGAGCAATAGTGGTATAGTCGATCTCACTACATATATGCCGGGTAATATACTGACTGTCGGAGGGAATTACACTGGCAGAAATGGACTTATTCTCCTCCAGACAGAAACAGGTGGTGACAATTCGAAAACAGATCGTCTGGTGATTAAAGGTAATGCCAGTGGCCGTACCCGTGTCGCTGTTACTCAGGCCGGTGGTACTGGTGCAGAGACACTTAATGGGATTGAAGTGATTCACGTCAGTGGCAATGCTGATAATGCTGAATTCATTCAGACGGAACGTATTACAGCCGGAGCTTATGATTACATACTGAAACGTGGTCAGGGGATTAACAGCACTAACTGGTATCTGATTAGCAGAAAAGACATTCCTGTACCACAACCTGAAGCTGTACCGGAAAACCATGATAATAATTTGCGTCCTGAGGCAGGTAGCTATGTTGCCAGCATTGCTGCTGCAAATAATCTGTTTGTAACGAATCTGTATGAACGACAGGGACAGGAGTTGTATATCAGCCACATGACAGGAGAAGAAAATGAAGCAGGTATCTGGATGTATAATAAAGGAAAACATAATCGCTGGCGTGACAACAGTAGTCAGCTGAGAACCCGGGGGAATAGCTACGTTGTGTTAATAGGGGGAGATATAGCTCAGTGGAGCCTGAATGGTACCGATCGCTGGCATACAGGTATGATGGCTGGCTATGGTCATAATAATAACAGTACGAATGCCCTGAGCACCGGATACCATTCGGAAGGAAGAATGAATGGATACACAGCGGGTCTTTATGCAACATGGTATGCCAATGATGAAACACACAATGGTTCTTATCTTGATAGCTGGCTGCAATACAGCTGGTTTGATAATCATATAAATGGAGAACGGCTGCCTGCTGAGTCATGGAAGTCAAAAGGGTTTACGGTATCTCTGGAAGCAGGATATTCATGGAAGGCTGGAGAGTTTACCGACAATTACAAGGGAAGTCATGAATGGTATGTTCAGCCGCAGCTTCAGGTTGTCCGGATGAATGTAAAATCAGACAAATATCATGAAAGTAACGGAACCAGTATTGAAAATACCGGTAACGGAAATATTCTCACCCGCCTGGGAGCAAGAACATGGCTTACCAGCAAAAACGGTAAAAATACGCGGTATGCGGTTCCGTTCAGACCATTTGTGGAGGCACACTGGTTGCACAATAGTCGTGTTTTCGGCACCAGTATGAATGGTGTAAGTATATACCAGGATGGTGCGCGTGATATCGGAGAAATAAATGGTGGTGTTGTGGGAATGATAACACCAGAAGTAGCATTCCGGGCTGATGCAGGCATTCAACTTGGAGAACATGGATACCATAATACATCTGCCATGTTGAGTGTGGAATATCGTTTCTGATGTGTCTTTACATTATAAATATCCTTCACAAAATATTGTTGATAAGACATGGTTAGGTGGTGAGCTGCCTCGGAAAATATGACGACAGTAATGATTTCTAAGAGATTTGAAATGCGTTGATAACAAAATCTGAAATATAGGAGTCTGTTTAGGATTGTGTGTAAATGCCTTTTCTCAAAAGTAACCGTCCAGGCGGTCACTGAATCCGATAATAAAGCGGCTTATTGCCATACCCCAGTCCTTCAACGGCATCGTCCATTTCGGGGACGATGCCTGTATTGCCAGACACACCACTTTTTTCACCGGCTCGTCTGTCGGAAACACTTACGCTTTTTGATCGCATGGCGGATCACGCTGTTTAGCGACCCGATGGCATTCGTCAGCGACAGCGACGACTCTTACCGCTGGAACGAAGTGGATAAGCGCTTCAGTGTCGACGACACGCCGAACGAGCCGAACCGCTTCGGCTGGGTGGGGGAAATCGATCCATATGGTTATTTTTCAGAAAATAATGAGAACATCTGTGCTTTATATAACCAGATAAAACCACGCAATAAGCATAAATATTACAGGTGATAATACTTTTATTTATCACTTCGGTTATATTCAATAAACATAATAACTTTCTCTTAAATCACAGGTCCAGCCATTGCAGTTGTTATCAGACGTAGATTAGGATGCCAGTGCATTTACATGGGATGGTTTGTGTATCCACCGGGTATAATGCGTGATATCATTAATTTCAACACTAACTGTGCGATTGTCTTTCATGCCTGCCCTCCGGGCAGGCTTTTTTCTGCATGCAGAAAAAAATCACCGGAAAAAACGGCAGCAGATAAAAAAGAGTGCTGACAGGGATATTATTTCATCCGCTCACTGGCGAGATGATAAACGTTGCTACGTTCACGTTTACCTACTGCGACTACCGCAATAATTAACATATCATCAATAACCTGATAAACAAGACGAATGAATCGCCACAGGTTTAATAGACACCTCAGAGTCATTTAAGATGACTTAAAGAGAGGTGCCCATGAGCGGTAAGCGTTATCCCGAAGAGTTTAAAATTGAAGCAGTCAAACAGGTTGTTGATCGCGGTTATTCTGTTGCCAGCGTTGCAACACGTCTCGATATCACCACCCACAGCCTTTACTCCTGGATAAAGAAGTACGGTCCGGATTCTTCCACTAATAAAGAACAGTCAGATGCTCAGGCCGAGATCCGCCGTCTCCAGAAAGAGCTGAAGCGGGTTACCGACGAACGGGACATATTAAAAAAAGCCGTTGTAGATTCAATTGGTCAACGCAACAGTTATGTGAAAACATGGGGTTGCAGAGGTTTTTTGAATGAGACGAACATTTACAGCAGAGGAAAAAGCCTCTGTTTTTGAACTATGGAAGAACGGAACAGGCTTCAGTCAAATAGCGAATATCCTGGGTTCAAAACCCGGAACGATCTTCACTATGTTAAGGGATACTGGCGGCATAAAACCCCATGAGCGTAAGCGGGCTGTAGCTCACCTGACACTGTCTGAGCGCGAGGAGATACGAGCTGGTTTGTCAGCCAAAATGAGCATTCGTGCGATAGCTACTGCGCTGAATCGCAGTCCTTCGACGATCTCACGTGAAGTTCAGCGTAATCGGGGCAGACGCTATTACAAAGCTGTTGATGCTAATAACCGAGCCAACAGAATGGCGAAAAGGCCAAAACCGTGCTTACTGGATCAAAATTTACCATTGCGAAAGCTTGTTCTGGAAAAGCTGGAGATGAAATGGTCTCCAGAGCAAATATCAGGATGGTTAAGGCGAACAAAACCACGTCAAAAAACGCTGCGAATATCACCTGAGACAATTTATAAAACGCTGTACTTTCGTAGCCGTGAAGCGCTACACCACCTGAATATACAGCATCTGCGACGGTCGCATAGCCTTCGCCATGGCAGGCGTCATACCCGCAAAGGCGAAAGAGGTACGATTAACATAGTGAACGGAACACCAATTCACGAACGTTCCCGAAATATCGATAACAGACGCTCTCTGGGGCATTGGGAGGGCGATTTAGTCTTAGGTACAAAAAACTCTCATATAGCCACACTTGTAGACCGAAAATCACGTTATACGATCATCCTTAGACTCAGGGGCAAAGATTCTGTCTCAGTAAATCAGGCTCTTACCGACAAATTCCTGAGTTTACCGTCAGAACTCAGAAAATCACTGACATGGGACAGAGGAATGGAACTGGCCAGACATCTAGAATTTACTGTCAGCACCGGCGTTAAAGTTTACTTCTGCGATCCTCAGAGTCCTTGGCAGCGGGGAACAAATGAGAACACAAATGGGCTAATTCGGCAGTACTTTCCTAAAAAGACATGTCTTGCCCAATATACTCAACATGAACTAGATCTGGTTGCTGCTCAGCTAAACAACAGACCGAGAAAGACACTGAAGTTCAAAACACCGAAAGAGATAATTGAAAGGGGTGTTGCATTGACAGATTGAATCTACAACCGCGCTCTTGATGTCAGACTCCCTGAACAGTTCTCGATAATCGGGAAACTCAGAGCGCATTATCCTGTGGTCACACTCTGCCATGTGTTCGGGGTTCATCGCAGCAGCTACAGATACTGGAAAAACCGTCCTGAAAAACCAGACGGCAGACGGGCTGTATTACGCAGTCAGGTACTTGAGCTACATGGCATCAGCCACGGTTCGGCCGGAGCAAGAAGCATCGCCACAATGGCAACCCGGAGAGGCTACCAGATGGGACGCTGGCTTGCTGGCAGGCTCATGAAAGAGCTGGGGCTGGTCAGCTGTCAGCAGCCGACTCACCGGTATAAACGTGGTGGTCATGAACATGTTGCTATCCCTAACTACCTTGAAAGGCAGTTCGCCGTGACCGAGCCAAATCAGGTGTGGTGCGGTGATGTGACCTATATCTGGACGGGTAAGCGCTGGGCGTACCTCGCCGTTGTTCTCGACCTGTTCGCAAGAAAACCAGTGGGCTGGGCCATGTCGTTCTCGCCGGACAGCAGGCTCACCATGAAAGCGCTGGAAATGGCATGGGAAACCCGTGGTAAGCCCGGCGGGGTGATGTTCCACAGCGATCAGGGCAGTCATTATACGAGCAGGCAGTTCCGGCAGTTATTGTGGCGATACCAGATCAGACAGGGTATGAGCCGGCGCGGAAACTGCAGGGATAACAGCCCAATGGAACGCTTCTTCAGGAGTCTGAAGAACGAATGGATGCCGGTGGTGGGTTATCCGGGTTGTGGATGCACAGAATGGTGCCACCACAGAAGAAGGTGCGTTTGCCCTGAGTCGCCCGCTTCAGGCCGGAGCCTTTAACTACACCCTGAACCGTGACAGCGATGAAGACTGGTACCTGCGCAGTGAAAATGCTTATCGTGCTGAAGTCCCCCTGTATGCCTCCATGCTGACACAGGCAATGGACTATGACCGGATTCTGGCAGGCTCCCGCAGCCATCAGACCGGTGTAAGCGGTGAAAATAACAGCGTCCGTCTCAGCATTCAGGGCGGTCATCTCGGTCACGATAACAACGGCGGTATTGCCCGTGGGGCCACGCCGGAAAGCAGCGGCAGCTATGGCTTCGTCCGTCTGGAGGGTGACCTGCTCAGAACAGAGGTTGCCGGTATGTCTCTGACGACAGGGGTGTATGGTGCTGCAGGCCATTCTTCCGTTGATGTTAAGGATGATGACGGTTCCCGCGCCGGCACGGTCCGGGATGATGCCGGCAGCCTGGGCGGATACCTGAATCTGACACACACGTCCTCCGGCCTGTGGGCTGACATTGTGGCACAGGGAACCCGCCACAGCATGAAAGCGTCATCGGATAATAACGACTTCCGCGCCCGGGGCTGGGGCTGGCTGGGCTCACTGGAAACCGGTCTGCCCTTCAGTATCACTGACAACCTGATGCTGGAGCCACAACTGCAGTACACCTGGCAGGGGCTCTCCCTGGATGACGGCCAGGATAACGCCGGTTATGTGAAGTTCGGGCATGGCAGTGCACAACATGTGCGTGCCGGCTTCCGTCTGGGCAGCCACAACGATATGACCTTTGGCGAAGGCACCTCATCCCGTGACACTCTGCGCGACAGTGCAAAACACCGTGTGAGTGAACTGCCGGTGAACTGGTGGGTACAGCCTTCTGTTATCCGCACTTTCAGCTCTCGGGGTGACATGAGCATGGGTACAGCCGCAGCCGGCAGTAACATGACGTTCTCACCCTCACAGAATGGCACATCACTGGATCTGCAGGCCGGACTGGAAGCCCGTGTCCGGGAAAATATCACCCTGGGCGTTCAGGCCGGTTATGCCCACAGCGTCAGCGGCAGCAGTGCTGAAGGTTATAACGGTCAGGCCACACTGAATGTGACTTTCTGATAATCAGGTCACTCCCCTTCAGGCCCCGGTCATCATGACCGGGGCCTTTTACTTACAGGGAGCAACAGATATGCCGGGTTGTACATCACGTTTATTGCCCGAAGGCCCTTTTACTGCCAAATGGCATCTGAATTGATCACAGTCTGGCCAGTTATTACCCGATCCCGATGGGGATATTGGGTGATCTCCTTCCATGAAAATACGCAGCTCACCAGTGGAGGGCTTCTCAGACAATAAACGTCATTCATTTCATCTGTCAGGCCGCGTCTTCTCCGGGAGACGCGGCTTTTTCATTTATACCGCTAACTCATTCATAAGGAGCAAATAATGCGATTAGCAAGTCGTTTTGGTCATGTAAACCAGATACGCCGTGACCGCCCGCTGACACATGAAGAACTGATGCACTATGTGCCCAGTATTTTTGGGGAAGACCGGCATACCTCCCGCAGTGAACGCTATGCGTACATTCCCACCATCACCGTACTAGAAAGCCTGCAGCGGGAGGGCTTTCAGCCCTTCTTCGCCTGCCAGACCCGCGTGCGCGACCCGGGCCGCCGGGGATACACCAAACACATGCTGCGTCTGCGCCGTGACGGGGAGATAAACGGACAACATGTCCCTGAAATCATCCTGCTGAACTCCCATGACGGTACTTCCAGCTACCAGATGCTGCCGGGTTACTTCAGGTTCGTCTGCCAGAACGGGTGCGTCTGTGGCCAGTCTCTGGGGGAAGTGCGTGTTCCACACCGGGGAAATGTGGTGGAGAAAGTTATCGAAGGGGCTTACGAGGTGGTGGGCGTGTTTGACCGGATAGAGGAGAAGCGTGATGCCATGCAGTCGCTGGTCCTGCCGCCACCGTCACGCCAGGCGCTGGCACAGGCGGCACTGACTTACCGTAATGGTGACGAACATCAGCCCGTCACCACCGCCGACATTCTGACGCCACGACGCCGGGAGGATTACGGTAAGGACCTGTGGAGTGCTTATCAGACCATCCAGGAGAATATGCTGAAAGGCGGGATTTCCGGTCGCAGTGCCAGAGGAAAACGTATCCATACCCGTACCATTCACAGCATCGACACCGACATTAAGCTCAACCGGGCGTTGTGGGTGATGGCAGAAACACTGCTGGAGAGCATGCGCTGATGCCTTTTCCCTGAAAGCGCAGTCCTGACTCACTTCCGTCCCTGCCTCCGGACATTCTTCCATTCATTTACTTTTTATAAGGAATAATCTCATGACAACCGTTACGCATAATTCCACCACACCTTCTGTTTCCGTAACCGCTGCATCAGGGAATAACCCACCTCAGCTGGTTGCTACTCTCGTCCCTGATGAACAGCGCATCAGCTTCTGGCCGCAGCATTTTGGCCTCATTCCACAGTGGGTGACCCTGGAGCCCCGTGTCTTCGGCTGGATGGACCGTCTGTGCGAAGACTACTGCGGTGGTATCTGGAATCTGTACACCCTGAACAACGGCGGGGCATTTATGGCACCCGAACCGGATGACGATGATGACGAAACATGGGTACTGTTCAATGCCATGAACGGTAACCGCGCTGAAATGAGCCCGGAAGCCGCCGGTATTGCCGCCTGTCTGATGACGTACAGTCATCATGCCTGTCGTATGGAGAATTATGCCATGACGGTCCATTATTACCGGTTGCGGGATTACGCCCTGCAGCATCCGGAATGCAGCGCCATTATGCGCATCATCGACTGAATGGAGAGAAGCACAATGCAACAACTTTCCTTTCTGCCCGGAGAGATGACGCCCGGCGAGCGCAGCCTCATTCAACGGGCCCTGAAAACCCTGGACCGCCATCTTCATGAACCCGGCGTGGCCTTCACCTCCACCCGTGCAGCACGGGAATGGCTGATTCTGAACATGGCGGGACTGGAGCGTGAAGAATTCCGGGTGCTGTATCTGAACAACCAGAATCAGCTGATTGCCGGTGAAACCCTCTTCACCGGCACCATCAACCGCACGGAAGTCCATCCCCGGGAAGTGATTAAACGCGCCCTGTACCACAATGCCGCTGCCGTGGTACTGGCACACAATCACCCGTCCGGTGAAGTCACACCCAGTAAGGCAGACCGGCTTATCACCGAACGTCTGGTACAGGCACTGGGCCTGGTGGATATCCGGGTGCCGGACCATCTGATAGTCGGTGGCAACCAGGTTTTCTCCTTTGCCGAACATGGTCTGCTTTAACCCGTCACAACCACATCACACCTGTTTTCACTTTTATCTTCTGTCTTCAGAGGTATCCCATTATGAAAATTATCACCCGTGGTGAAGCCATGCGTATTCACCAACAACATCCTACATCCCGTCTTTTTCCGTTCTGTACCGGTAAATACCGCTGGCACGGCAGTGCTGAAGCGTATACCGGTCGTGAAGTGCAGGATATTCCCGGTGTGCTGGCCGTGTTTGCTGAACGCCGTAAGGACAGTTTTGGTCCGTATGTCCGGCTGATGAGCGTCACCCTGAACTGAGTGGGAATTCTGATGAGCAGAATTATCGCCACTACCGGACCATTCTTGGCCGATTTTCTGTAAGGATTTTATCGTGTCAGACACACTCCCCGGGACAACACTTCCCGACGACAATCACGACCGCCCCTGGTGGGGGCTGCCCTGCACCGTGACGCCCTGTTTCGGGGCACGTCTGGTGCAGGAGGGTAACCGGTTGCATTACCTTGCCGACCGCGCCGGTATCAGAGGCCGGTTCAGCGATGCGGATGCATACCATCTGGACCAGGCCTTTCCACTGCTGATGAAACAACTGGAACTCATGCTCACCAGCGGTGAACTGAATCCCCGCCATCAGCATACCATCACGCTGTATGCAAAAGGGCTGACCTGTGAAGCTGATACTCTCGGCAGTTGTAGTTTCGTTTATATGGCTGTTTATGCTACCCGATTCTCAAATCAATTACCGAAAGCTTCTGTTCATCAACTAACTCATTACTTTTAA